GACGCAAAAGTCCCGCGAGGGCTGGACGCTGAACCGCATCCGTGAGGCGAGCGTGAGATGAGGCGCACGGATCCGCTGCGTTCCGAGCAGGAAGTGAATCGCTTTTTGAATTACATGGCCGGCTGGAACCCAACGTATTACGTGGCCTGCTGCATCGGCATCAACTGGGGCCTGCGGGCTTCGGACATTCTTGCTCTGACCGTCGGCGACGTGCTGGCGGGGGAAGGCGGGAGGATCCAGATCAGCGACCGCATCCAGATCGTCGAGCAGAAGACCGGCAAGCTGCGGGACATTCCCGTCACCGACAAGATGAAGGACATCCTGAAGATCCATCTCCGGATGCTGAAAAAGCGCCTGGATTATTCGCAGACGCTGCCGCTGATCCCGTCCCGGAAGCATGACCGCGAAGGACTGTGCAAGGCGATCACCCGCGGCCATTTCTCGTGGATCGTGGGGCTGGCGGCTCGCCGTCTGGGACTTGCCCGAAACGGGCGCTGCATCGCAGCGCACAGTCTGCGCAAGACATACGCCTTCCAGGCCTGGAAGAACGGGACGCGCGTCGACGAACTGCAAAAGGAGTTCGGGCACAGCAGCGTGGAGACGACGCATCGTTATGCGTGCATCCCCAGCGAGCAGCTCGACCTCATCTTTACGCGCGTCGATTTTGGCAACAAACGCGCCTTCGCGGAAGCGCCGAAAGTCACTTCAAAATAACTCCTGATCCATGAAATCGGAAGTTTTGTGGATAAGCACTTCTGCCCTTTGTGGGGAAGTTCTTCCGATTCTGTCAGAGACTGCCCCGAGCGGAGAACGCCGAATCCGACACAAGTATAGATAAGCAGGATTCGCAAGGCCGTCCGCGCACCGCACGAAAAATACACGCGAACGGCGTTGGCGTCAAGCTTAGCGTCATTTTCGCGGGTCCTTCCCAGGGTACCCCCGGGTGCGGGCGCGAAAGAGCCCCGGGATTTTCACGTTCGGAAATGATTTTTCGGTCATTTCCGTTTCAAATGATAACAAGAGGTGAATGTTTTTGAGCGATAAACCAGAGTTTACCGAATCCGGACAGACGGAATGGCCGTCGCTCAAAAGTTCGCAGATCGCCGACCTGTTTGGCCTGTCGGACAGGCGGATCCGTCAGCTCGTCAAGGACGGCGTGATCCCCAAAAGCTCTCGCGACAAGTACCCGCTGCGCGAGTGCGTGCAGGCGTATATTGCCTACCTCAAGGCCAATCCTACCGAGTCGGCCAGTGTGCAGGATCTTGAGTACCGCAAGCTGAAAGCCGAGACCGAGGAGCGCCAGGCGAAAGCCGAGCGCGCCCAGCTGGAACTCGACGTGCGCCGCGGCGAGCTGATCAGCCGCGAGGACATGCACCGCGAATGGATCGGCCGCTGCGTCGAACTTCGCGCCGCCATGCTGGGCCTGCCGAACGAACTCGGCTTCCGCTTTACCGACGACGACACACGCGCCCTGGTGGAGGAGGTGAGCGAAGATTTTGTCCGATCCACCCTCGAAACCTGGAGCCGCGAAGGGCCCCACTCCCCAAAACCTGTGGAGCCGCGGTGAGCTGCGCGCTTTCCGGCCGCCGAAGAAGATCGACGTTTCCGACTGGGCCGACCGTACGCGCGTCCTCGACGGCGCCTCGTCCTCGATGCCCGGTCCCTGGCGCACGAGCCGCACTCCCTACCTGAAAGAGATCATGGACAGCTTCCGTGACCGGCGCCTGAAGAAGATCGTCCTCTGCTTCGGCACTCAGCTCGGCAAGAGCGAGACCATCCTCAACCTTCTCGGCTATGTCATCGATCAGGATCCCGGCCCGGCGCTGCTGGTCTATCCGACAGACCAGCTGGCGCGCAGCATCAGCAAGAACCGCATCGCCCCCATGCTGATCAGCAGCCCGGCGCTACTGGAAAAATGGAACATCGAACAGAGCGAGAATCTCGAACTCCAGTTCCAGGGCATGTACCTCGCCCTCGTCGGCGCCAACAGCCCGAGCAAACTGGCCAGCCGTCCCATCCGCTACCTGTTTTATGACGAGATCGACAAATTCCCCGAGCGCAGCGGCAGCGACGCCAATCCTATCGACCTGGCCGCCGAGCGAACCAAGAACTTTGCCAATGCCAAGCAGGTCATGGCTTCGTCGCCGACTCTGAACAGCGCTCCCATCTGGCAGAACTACCTCGCCGCCCAGGTGCGCAAGAAATACTTCGTTCCCTGCCCGAACTGCGGCGCGCCGATCACGCTGGAGCACCGCGGCGTCCGTTGGCCCGAAGAGCTCAACAGCCTGCCGGCCGCCGAACGCGAAAAGCGCGTCCTCACCGAGGCGTGGTATCAGTGCCCCTACTGCGGCGCGCACATTGACGACATGCAGAAGTACAAAATGCTGCAGGCCGGCGAGTGGAAAGCCGTCGCCCAGAACAAGGACGGCGCCTGGGAGCCCGCGGCAGCATCTGTCCGCCGCCCCGAGAGCGTCGGCTACAACATCAGCTCTCTGTACAGCCCGTGGCTCACCTTCGGCCAGGTCGCGCAGAAGTTCCTCAAGAGCAAGGACGATCCGCTCACCTTCATGAACTACCAGAACGGCTGGCTCGCCGAGCCGTGGACGCCCCGCGCCGCGACCATGCGCAGCGATGCCGTGCTGGCCCTCGCGCTGCCCTACGACCCGACCGTCGTCCCACGCGGCGCGCAGCTGCTCACCTGCGGCGTTGACGTGCAGCAGGATCATTTCTACTACGTCGTCCGCGCCTGGGGCCCGCGCCTCACCTCGTGGCTGGTCGATTACGGACGCTTCGAGACCTGGACCGAGCTTGACGCCATCCTCGACCGACCGTGGACCTGCGAAGACGGCGGGGAAATGCTCATCAACCTGTGCTTCGTCGATTCCGGCTACAACACCGCCGAAGTCTACGAATACTGCGCCCTGCATCCGGAAGTCGCCTATCCGTCCAAGGGCAGCAGCCAGCCCCTTGCCCGCGCTCCGATCACCGAGAGCGTCCTGGAAAAGCCGGAGTTCGGCGGCATGAAGCTGTTCATCATCGACGGCGCTTACTACAAGAACTTCATCCACGGCCGCCTCCAGCGCGCCGCCGGGAGTCCCGGCAGCTGGAACTGCTTCGACGGTACGTCGCGCGAGTACGCCGACATGATCTGCGCCGAACAGAAAGTGCTGGAGAAGAGCAGCACCGGCAAAGTGCGCGAAGTCTGGCAGCTCGTGGCCGAACGCGTCCCCAACCACTACCTCGACTGCGAAGTCTACGCCGCTGCGGCCGCCGAACGCATGGGCGTCCGTCACCTCGTCGAGCCGGAAAACCAGTAATACGCCGCCAGCAAGCAGCCGGTGGCCATTTTTATCCCCGGAAAGGAGCTGAATCGCCATGGACGAAACCGAGATCCGCGCCGAGATCGATCTGCTCAGCGAAGCCATCCACGCCATCATCGGCGGCGCGCAGAGCTACACGATAGGCAAGAGGAGCGTGACCAAAGTTGACCTTGGCAAGCTGATGGCCGAGCGCCGGCGCCTCTGGTCCGATCTTGCCGAGCTGACCACCGGAGGCGGACGCACCGTCGCCGCATGGCCGGGACGATGAACATCCTCGACCGCATCATCCGCGCCGTCTCGCCGCAGGCCTACTGCCGGCGCATGTTCTGGCGCGAGGAGGCGCGTTATTACGACGCCGCCCGCCGTGACCGCTTTGGCGAGAACTGGCTGCCGCCCGGCAGCCTGAGCGCCGAGAACACCGACCGTCCCCACCGCACGCTGATCCGTGCCCGTGCCCGCGACCTTGAGCGCAACAACGCCATCGTCCGCGGCCTTCTCGACGGACTGGAGCGCAACGTCATCGGCAGCGGCATTATGCCGCAGCCGGCCATCGCCAGCCGCCGCGGCAAGGTGCGCGAAGACCTCAACGACCGCATCGCCGCGCTCTGGAACGAGTGGAGCAAGCGCGGCAGCTGTGACATTGCCGGCGCGTCCGACTTCCAGGAGTTCCAGCGCCTCTACCTGCGCCGCATGACCGTGGACGGCGACATCTTCATCATCATGACCACGCCGCCGGAGGGCGCGCGTTTCCCGTTCGCCCTTCAGGCTGTCGAGGCCGATCTGCTTGCCGAAGACCTCAGCCAGACTCCGGAGGGCCGCAAAGTCTACGGCGGCGTCGAAGTCGACGACTACATGCGCCCCACGGCGTACTGGTTCCGCCTCGATCCGATGAGCATGAAGACCGCCGATCTCGTCCGCGTTCTTGCCGAACGCGTCGTCCACGGCGCGCACCGCTCCCGCGCGCCGCAGCTGCGCGGCGTCTCCGCGCTGGCCGGCGTCATGGAGCCCGTGCGCGA